TCCTTTCTATTTGAGCGGGAAGCCGCGGATGGCCCCCATGAAATCATCGTGTGTGTTGCCGATGGGCTGGCCGCCGCCCTCTTCGTCGCCCCTGTTTTCCAAGGCCGTGAGTCGCTTGACCGGCTTTCGCTTTTGTTCCTTGCCCTCAATCACGTCAGCTTTCTGGGGCTCCAAGTGAGTCAGGAGCTTGTCCAGCTTCTCCATGTAACCCACCACGATTGTCTGGAAACTGTCCTCGACGCCGCCCGCTTTCTTTTCGGGCATGGTATTCTCCTCAAAAAGGTTTCGCGTGGTCGCCGGGTCGTCGACAAGATCGACTGACTTGACTTCCACGATGTTTGTAATGACGCTGCCGTCTTCGCTGCGTTCGACCACCGCGTTGTGTGAGAGGCCAAAGCTGGCCGTCGGGGCTTCCTCTAGAATCTGTGCCGCCAGCGGGTGCGACGATCGGACGTTCAGGTCGCCGAACAGCCCGTTGCCGTTACTCGACACGTTTTCCAGGTTGCCGAAGTGGTCGCGCAGCAGCCGGTGGCCCTGTCGCTTCTCACGCGGATCGGGGTGCATGAGGAACACCGGGGCGCCCTCGTACAGGGCAACCGCACGGCCGAGCACGTCGGCGGGGTACGCGTATCCGTGCTTCGATTCGAGGCCGATGATCTTGACCCCGCGGATCACGTTGCCCTGGACGCTCGGCCGGCTGTACTCCAGCACGTGTTGCGTTTGCTTACTCATGTTACCCTCTCTCCCTCTGGTTCAGGTGAGACTTTCTTGTTCGCTTCCGGTTCCGCTCCTGGTTCAGCCTCAGGGCCAAATCCAAGGTCCGGCTCCTCTGGTGGGTCCTCGGCCAAGAGCCCTTGCTCCTCTTCATGGTCCAGATCTTCGCGGGCCGACCACGTCTGTTTCGAGAGGATGCCGGCGGCGTGCAGTATTGCATTACGCTCAGTTTCCTCTGCCAGCTTGCGTGGGATGACCGGCGGAGCTTCGGCGGTTACGTCGATCCGATCCAACACCGTGTCGGTCGCCGTGCCAAGCTGGCCGGTTGTGGCCGCGTATTCGAGCACCCGACGCATTATGCCTTCATACGCCAGTTTGTAATGCCACTGCCGGGCCTGCAGCGCACGCACGAACGGCGCCTCGGCCACCAGGGCGGATGCCAGGTTCGCGTTGGAGGAATCGCCAGACACCAACGCCTCTGGGATTTGCCACCGTGCCCCGATGGCTCGAAGCGCCGCCTGCAACACCTCGATCAAGCTGTTCTGCGCGCTGCTGCCGATCGGCCCGCCCTTGTACGTCATGCCATGCGACACGTCCAGGCAGACCGCGCCATCGTATCGCACGGCCGGCGTGGCCGTACCGCTCTGCGTCGTACTGCGTGCATCGACCACGGCTGGCCGGCTAACCGTCATCCCCTCGGGATGCTCGCGAATCCATGCAATCGCGGCCTGGACGGCGGCCGACTCCCGCAAGTTCCGCAGCAGCTTCCGGGTGGAGTGAATGTCGTTGGCCGTGGAAAAGAAGTCTGACACGCCCCGCTTGGCACAGCGGTCCACCCATTCAGTCTTAATGTGTACGACCTCTTCGGCCGGGATATACTCGCCGACGTTTTTCGCGTCCGAGTAGTTGCTCACCACCCAGTAGCCCTCGGGCCGCGACGTGTCATCACGCGGGGTGAGGATGCCGTACTTCCACGACATGCTGGAATTGACGCCGAGCTGCGACAAGATGCTGCCGGTGTCTTGCGGCTCCTTGATCTGTTCCGGCTCGATCGACCGCAGCAGGAATAGCCCTGTTACCGGGTCCGGCTCCAAGTACAGGAACGCCTCGCCGTCGCGTCGGGACCGGCGGAAGATTTCGCACTCCCAGCTATACCAGTCGTTGACCAGCATGAACTTGTCGATCACGTCTTGGGCCTTGAGGACCAGCGGGTCTTCAGGCGTGGGCTCGGCCGGCTCGCCATCCTCAATCGGGGCCTTGACCGGCTTCCGCTCGCCAGGCGCCTTGGAAACGACCTTGTACTCAAAGCCCGTGAAGATGGCGAACTGACTCAGCACGTCAAGCACGTTCGAGGCCGTGCTGCACAACCCTTCCAGCAGCCGGGCCGAGTCGATGATCTGCCAGTGCTCCATTTCGGTGCGATAGAACGGCGGGTAGTCCCCATGCCGACGGGAGCCAGGCCGGGCCGTGTGGTAGCCGAAACTGTGTTGGAACAGATCGTTGGACGTGGTGCCGATGCCCGGGCGCAGCCGAGAAGTGTACGGATCGGAAGAGGCCCACGAATCTTCCAACGCCTGCTTGCGGAGTCGCTCCACCACGGCTTCCTCGCGCCGCAGAAGGATCAGTTCCTTCTCGGCTTCCAGCTCTTGCAGCCGCGTTGTCTGCCGTCGCTTGCTCATCAAATCACCACGTAAGGCCGATGGTAGAAGTGCCGATGCACGTGTTTCCCAGCCGACTTCCGGCGCTTGAACGTCATGTAGTCGCTCCGCACAGTGCCCGGGTAGTAGCAGGTGACGCCGTCAAGGAACTCGATGGCCACCGCCGGTTTCTCCTTGCCCACTGACACAAGATGCACCATCCGCACCCAGCTCGAATGCGGCATGTAGCCTTCGATGTAGTGGATGTGCCGGCGGAAGTACCTTGCCCTGCCCGTGCGAGTCGCCAGCCGATGCGTCAACTGGCCCGTGTACGGCGAGCGGATGAAAAACACTTCCTTCTTCGGATCACGCACGGCCGTGGGCACACGGCGAATCATGCGAGTCGAGCCCGGCACCCGGCCACGCATTCGCGTTGACGCCGGCTCCCCGCGTGGGAAGTATCGCTTCGGTTTCGCCGTGACCCTGACCATGTTACTTTCTGTTCTCCAGGAACGTCAGCATTTGGTTGATCGCGCACGCGAGCTTGACGTTAGACTCCGTGGAATGCCTGATGTGAGTCTTCATAAACGTCATCTGCTTGAGAACGACCACCAGCAAGCACCCCATTGCGAAGATTGCAACTCCGTATTCAGCGACGTGTCCAACATCCATGCTGTCTCCTCAAACGATTAAAGGTTCGTGTCGTGATGGTTCATCGCGCCCCATGCCCCCTGTTTCGAGTTGTACGACCAGCCGAGTCAGCATCTCCAGGGCGTCCGGCCCGTCGTCGTGTGCGCCAGTCGGGAACTCCCGGAGCTGCCTCACGATCAGCTTGTTCGGTATGGTGTTGCGGAACCTGATCTTGCCCTGCGCCAACAGGTGAGACAGGCTGATGCGAATCCGGGCCTCTTTCTTTTCCACGTTGACGTGCTTGAAGATCGGGCACGGCAGCCGCTTCGCGTCACACTTCGCCACGATGTTGTCGGCCACCACTTCCTGAAAGTTGTTGGTCTCGACGATGAATGCGTCCGGCCTGTGCCGTTCGACCATGTCCACCGCCTGATCCTCGACAACACTCACGGGTGCGAGTTCCATGAAAGAGTCGTCGATCCAATAAACGCCCGCCCGGTCGAGCACGGCGAACAGGCAGGCCGCATAGTCACCTGTTCTTTTGTCGCTACCGCATGACGGGTCGAATGACAGTAGCTTGAACCGGGCGGGCGTGGAAGGTCGATCGCCAGAGTAGAAGATGCCGTCGAAGTAGCTGTCGGGGAAATCCTTGAACGCCGGGTCGCCCATCGGGTCGTTCTGATAGAGACAATTCCACTGCCAAGACTTCTCACTCACCGTCAGGCTGTGCCTGATCTTGCGTAGTTGATCCAAGTCGTATCGCTCGGGCCACAGCGCGTGCTCGGTCCCGTCATCCTCCATGCGGATCGCCGGGAAGTGAACAAGCTCCCATTGTTCGTTGGGCCGCAGGTCCTCGTTCATCTCCAGCAGCCGGCCCGACAGGTCCTCGGGGTGGCGCCTGGACATCACCACGATGCACTTCCCGTCCGGTTCAAGCCTGGTCATTATCTCTGACCAGAATGTAGAGAAGAGCTTGTCGCGTTGCGTGGGCGATTGTGCCGTCGCCTGATCCTTGACGAGGTCATCGCAGACGATCAGGTCCGCACCACGGCCCGCCAGCGAGCCACCGACGCCAAGCCCGGAGAACGTGCCACGCGAGCCACGCATGCGAAAGAAGTGTTTGCTCGCGAAGTCGGGGTTCACCTCCACGCCGGTGAGCGGCGGGCCCCACTCATGCACCAGAGGCAGCACCTGGCTGCCCCACTCGAGCGCTAGGTTCTCGCCGTAGCTCAGCAGCAGCACCCTGAACCCGGCTATCGTGATCAGGCACCAGGCGGGGAGCAAGTAGCTACAGTAGTGAGACTTTCCGTGTCTGACTGGCATTTGGATTATCAATCGCCCGCTCCTATTCGGGTCGAACATTGTCTCCATTACCGTCCGTTGGAGCACTTGGAGGTGGGCCGGGAATTCGTACCCTGGACAGGCCAACCGTCCCAGCGTTGACGGAAGCAGCACTGGGTGGGCTTCCCTGATTGCCGCTGCCATTTCCTTGGTGATCTCCATTGGCCCTCACCCTTGTGTACATCGCCTCCAGCTCGAGCGCGGCCGCGCGGAGCACCGGGTCCCGGAGTGCCTGGAATTGGTCCGGCCGCTGATAAACCATCTCATGAGTGACATGCACTCGCGTGGGCGCATTGAGACCGAGAAGCGCCGTGCGTTGGGCAATCGCGGCCAGCCGATTATGGCCTTCGGTCTCCTCGATAGTGACCGAGAGCTGGTGCAGCGTTTTGGACACCCACTTTTCGTGGGAAAGCTCTGACTGTGCCAGGATTTGCGCTTCAGCCTGTTTGTACCACTTCAGCGCGGTCGCACGCGTGATGCCGAACTCGGCCATGCAGGCTTGCATCGCCGCTTCACGGCTCTTGAAGGCCATCAACCGGCACATCCTATCCAATCGCTTCAACTTGTCTATCTTGCACACTCCCATGCGCGCATCATAACGCGCCGGGAAAGCTTGGCAAGGCCAGGAATTGGCCCAAGAGAATGCGGGGTGGCAACTCATTAGCCCAGACACCCGCAATTAGAGGGGTATCTACGGCGTGCCCTCAGAGGCCACAGGGGGCCGTCTAAAGCGTTTCGTTGGTAGGCGGCAAGTCGCGACTCTCAGGTCAGCCAACACGCTCCGCGTCTGCCTCATCGGCTTCGCGGGCGTCCAACGCTGCGTTCCAGCACTCAAACCACGGCTCCCAATTGCACACCTGGGCCCTGGAATTAGAACGAGGATCACCACGGCCGGACTCTTCACACCAATCGCAGAATTCATCCCAATGGGATTCGAGATTGCTTCTAGTCGTCATTGCTCTTACTCCGTTGACTTGTTTTTCCGGTCTCGCGTCATTCCCTCTCAGAGGCCACAGGGGCCCGCCTCACGCGTTTCGTCAAAAGGGGCTGGAATCGGGCGGTGGAGCCTCCGCGGGCGCTGAGCCGTTGACTGTGGCCACGAGCGACCGTGCCTCGCGCCACCGGCGACGGGCCGCGGTGAACAAGAGTCGAGACACGTATCGCCCCGCTCGATCGTGGTCGCCTGCCATGATGACAGGCACGCCGGACGCGACCCAGCCGAGCAGGCTGCCCAGGGCGGAGGCGACCGTAACCTTCGACCGCCACTCGCCCCGCTCGATCTGACGCCAGGTCGCTTCGATTACCAACGCCCGGACCGGGTAGGCCACCATCCGCTTCATCTCACGATCGAAGCGCGCGCGATCCGTGCCGACGCATTTCAGTAGGTCGCTAAGCTCTTTTCGCTCGATGCTTACCACGTGCTCCATCCCGAAGAGGGAGTAGTCTCCGGTGACCAGATGTTTGGTGACCGTCCGCAAGGGTGACAGGTCCAGCGGGATTTGC